GATGATGATGATGATGATGAAGGGGTCCTATAGATCCACCAGTCTTCGTCCTCCAAACTCGTGAATGGAGATCTGCTAGCTATTAAAAAGGAGGAATAATCATTGAAATCCCGCTCACCAGATGTCAGCATAGATCACGAAAAATGGGTCAAAGCCCTGGAAGAGATCCAGAAGTTAGATCCATCCCGGCAAGGGCTAACCTGCGAGGAGTTATCAATCAGCATGAATCGACGGAGGGAGTGGGTTCTGACTACTGTCCTGGGACCGTTGATTAAAGCTGGAAGGGCTGTTTGCTTAGGGAACATCCGAGGGACTCGAATCGATGGAGTTGGGTCGAGGATTCCAGTTTATGTTCTCAAAACAACAGACAAGAAGCAATCCCCATAGCCATAGCCATAGCCAGGCTAGTTCTGATAAGCGCTCATGGAGTTATGAAGAGTTCCCATTCAACCTGGATTCAGCAGACGAAGACATCGAATGGCTAAACTGGCGATCGAGCAACCACCCGAATCACAGAAATTTCAGATCAATTACAATCCAGCCAAGACACTAAAACAATTCAATCTCAGCTCAGCATTCTATAGAGGAGTGCTGGGTCCGGTAGGTTCCGGCAAATCTACAAGCTGCTGCATGGAGTTACTACGCAGAGCTATGGAGCAGATCACCAGCCCTAAAGACAAAATCCGCAGAACCAGATTTACCATCGTCCGAAACACCTATGGAGAGCTTCGAGATACGACCATCCCAACATGGTTGTATTGGTTCCCCGAAACCACATCCGATGGGAAGCGATTATTTGGGCCGTTTCATTGGACAAATTTTGAGCATTTCATAAAATTTGGCGATGTAGAGATGGAAGTGTTATTCAGGGCTCTAGACAAGCCAGATGACGTGAAGAAAGTTCTCAGCATGGAGGTAACTGGAGCTTGGATCAACGAGGCTAGAGAGGTTCCCTACTCAATCGTGAGCGCGATTGGAGATAGAGTAGGCAGATTTCCCAGCATCAGCGATGGAGGATGCTCATGGTCGGGAGTGATCATGGATACCAATCCACCTGATAGCGATCATTGGTGGCCAATATTAGCTGACCGGGACCAGAGCACCAAGCATGGGGCAGATCTGCTAAACACCGTCAGCCAATCTGAGGATTTGATGAGGGCTGCTGGATTATTGGCCGATGATAAGCGGTTATTTGATTTCTTTGCCCAGCCGGGAGGACTGCTAGAAACAGGCTTGGATGCAGATGGCAGACCGATATTTGAGCCCAACCCAGAAGCTGAGAATCTCGATAATCTGGAGCCCGGCTACTACATCAAGCGAATGGCCGGCAAGTCGGCCAGTCATATCAGAGTTTACTATTGTGCTAGGTATGGATTCAGCTTCGATGGCAAGCCAATCATTCCAGAGTATCGCGAGCAGGCTCATGCCAGCTCGGCCCAGCTAAGACCGATGCGTGATATTGCAATTCAATGGGGAGTGGATTTCGGCTTAACTCCGGCAGCCATGTTAGGTCAGAAAGGATTAACTGGAAGGTGGACCTGGCTGGATGAGCTGGTCAGCGAGGACATGGGAGCTGAGAGGTTTGCAGAGATATTCTGTGATTTCGTGAATGAGAAGTTTGCAGGCTGTAGATTCGCTGATGGCACAGGAGATCCCGCTGGCGAGCAGAGAGCCCAAACCAACGAGCAGACCCCTTTTCAGATCTTCAATAAGGTCCTGGAAACTAGAGGGATGCCGATTCGACTATATCCAGCTATCACCAATGATTTCACTATCAGACGGGAAGCTATAGCTCATTGTCTGAACCGGATGATTGATGGAATGCCGGGTATGATAGTCAGCTCCAGGTGTCCAACAGCTCGAAAAGGGCTGAAGGGCGGATATTGCTATAAGCGGCTAAAAGTCTCCGGGGATGATCGTTATCATGAGAAGCCCGACAAGATCAAATTCTCTCACGTTGTGGAAGCGGGCGGGTATATGATGCTCGGAGCTGGAGAGGGAGTTAGCCTAATTAGATCCGCTGAGCCCGAGGAGCCCCTGATAGCCATAGCGGCCCCAAGAGGAAAAAGTAAAATAGGAGGTTACTAGCTAATGGTCCAAATCCCATTCACCATCACCAAGAAGGAAGACATCCAAGGATCAGAGCGATTGAACCTGGAGGTACAAGGCTGGCTCAAGGTGTCAGAGACTGGCTACAATCAGCTATGGCCTGGCAGATCCGTAGAAGTCCGAGATGACCAGGGGAGATTGCATAACTGTAAGGTCAGTCTGAATCAGCCATCTATGAGGTTTGAGTTTGATGGTAATGGCTATCAAGATCAGCCGGGATTCTGGAATCTCAGACTGGACAAGGTTGACTAATGAGCAAAGAGCTGGAAACCATCCTGAAATCTCAATTACTAGTCGATGATCTAGACAATGATCAGCTAGCTTCAGCAGCCAATCGCTCAGTCGAAGAATATGAGATCGATAAGCAATCTCGCTCAGGATGGGAAGAGAAATCAACCGAAGCTCTCAAGATCGCAGAGCAGGTCTGGGAGAAGAAAAACACTCCCTGGGAAGGAGCAGCCAATGTCAAATTTCCCCTCATCTCCATAGCCAGCATTCAATTCGGAGCCAGGAGCTATCCGGCGTTGATCGGGAGCGAGATAGCCAAATCTAAAGTGATCGGCGCCGATCCAGATGGAGCCAAGAGAGCCCGAGCTGACAGGGTCCAGAAGCACATGAACTATCAGCTCATGGAGCAAATGACCAAATGGGAAGCGGGAATGGATAGGCTATTGTGCAGCCTGCCCGTGCTAGGGACAGTGTTCAAGAAGACCTATTTTGATCCACTGCTGGGCAGATCGGTCAGTAAGATGTGCATGCCTCAGGATGTGGTAGTCAACAATGATCACTCTGAGGACCTGGATCAGGCCAGACGAATCACACATTGCTATAAGCTATGGCGAAATGATGTAATCGAGAAGCAGCGCGGGGGGCTATGGACAGCTAAGCCGATCACTCTGGCTGGCTTCGATCAGGATGAGCAGGGACCATTTGAGTTCCTGGAGCAGCATCGATGGTTAGATCTGGACAAGGATGGATATGAGGAGCCCTACACCGTCACGATAGCCAGGGAAACCCAGCAATTAGTCAGGATCGCTCCGAGGTTCTTTGAGGAGGATATCCAGCTCAACCATCGCGGAGAAATCCAAAAAATCAAAGCTCATCAGTTCTTCACGAAGTATGGGTTCATGCCGGATTTTTGCGGGAAGTTCTACGACCTCGGATTCGGGCAGTTGCTATGTCCGCTGAATGAGGGGATCAATACCACAATCAATCAGCTGTTGGATGCTGGGGCTCTAGCCACTTCGCAGGGTGGGTTCATCAGCAAAGCTCTCCGGATTCGAGGGGGAGAGGTCCGGATAGGGATGGGAGAATGGAGATGGGTTGATGCGTTAAGCCAGGACCTCCGAGCGTCGATTATGCCATTGCCATATAAGGATCCCTCCTCGGTGCTGTTTCAGCTCCTGGGATTGCTGATTGAGGTCGGGAAACAGCTCTCATCGGTGAGCGAGGTGCTAAGCGGAGAGCAGAGCGGAGTCAATGTCCCGGCAACCACAACTCTAGCTCTGATCGAGCAGGGGCTAAAAGTCTTCACAGCCATCAATAAGCGGGTCTATCGCTCACTCGGGGAGGAGCTAAAGAAACTATTCTATCTGAATTCACATTTCCTGGACGAGAAGGAATATTACAGAATCCTGGATGAGGAGCACGCAATAGCCAGGCAGGACTATGCGCTTGGGGATTGTGATATTGCGCCAGTTGCTGATCCAAACGCTAGCTCTGATACCCAGCTCCTGATCCAGGCTGAGGCCCTGATGAAGACCCTTGGAGCACCGGGCTCAGCAGATCCTCGGATGATTATGCATAAATATTATGAGGCTCTGAAGGTGAGGGATCTGGATAAATTCCACCCCCTCCAGGCGCCTCCCGCAGAGCCCCCTCCTGAGGTTATGGATATCATGGCCAAGATCCAGGAGCGCCAGGCCAAGCTCCCCTATGAGCTGAAGAAACTGGAAGCCGAGGCTCTAGCGTTGACCGCTAAAGCCGAATCCATCAGCACTGATCAGAAATTCCAACAGCTCCAACTGAAAACCGATACCTTGCTAGAGGTCAGTAATCAGATCCTTCAGAGAGAGCAAGCATCTCAGCAATCTGATCAACAATCCGTGCAATTAGCGCATGAACAGGAGCAGGCAGCCAATGAGCGACAACATACAGCTAATCAGGCCGAACTTGACCGTAATCACACCGCAGACCAGGGAGACAAGGAAAGACTTGCAGGATTGGCGGCAACTCTACTTGACAGAAATAGCAATGAAGGAGATAACCAGGGAGCTTAGTGATTGGATAAGGATGGATACAGCTGGAGTAAGCGCTGAAGAAAGCCACGCAAAAGCCAGCTATCGAAATGGG